AGAAATAATTAAACAAGAACCTATGAGTGTAGAGAATGCTAAAAAATTACCTATGAAAACAAATGATTTAACTGGAGGAAAGGTAGATTGGAAATTTATAGCTGATAGAGAAGGTAAAGGAAAAGAACAAGGTTATGTTCCTAAAGATAAAAATAATAAACCTGATTCAAATTCAGGTGTAACAATAGGTACTGGTATAGATTTAAAAATGAAGAATAGAAAATACTTTGAAGATTTAAATATTGATGAAGATATTATTAAAAAGTTAGAACCTTTCTTTGGTTTAAAAGGATTGGAAGCAGATGTTAAAGCAAAAAATTTAAACTTATCTAAAGAACAAATTGTTAAATTAGATTCAGCTGTTAAAAAAGATTATTCTAATAGAATAATAAAACAATATGAAAAAGATTCAGGTAAAAGATTTGAAAATTTAACTAATGCACAACAAACAGTTCTTATTTCTGTTGCTTTTCAACATGGTTTAAATGCTACCAAAAAATATAATTTTTGGAAACAAGCTACGACAGGAGATTGGGATTCTGTAAAGAAAAATTTAAGAAACTTTAAAGATAATTATAACAAAAGAAGAAATCTGGAAGCAGATTTATTAGAGAAAGGAAATAAGTAAATGCCATTTGAAATGATAACAATGCTAGGGTCTACAGTACTCGGAGGAGTAATGAGTATATGGTCGCAAAGCATTAAAGCAAAACAAGCAGAACAAAAGATGCTTATACAAAGAGCAGAAGTACAACAGCAAGGTTTTAGAGAAGCAAGGGAATATGATAACAAAGGTTTTCAATGGACTAGAAGAATTATAGCATTGACTGCTGTATTTGCTATAGTACTATTACCAAAATTAATGCCTGTATTTTCACCAGACACAAGTGTGATTGTAGGTTACTTAGAATTTAGACCTTCATTTTTCTTTATACCAGAAAAAGAAATAATGAAATGGGTAACATTATCATCTAATAGTTTAGTTATTACACCATTAGATACTAACTTAGTATCAGCTATTATTGGCTTATACTTTGGTGGTTCGTTAGTTAAAAAATAATATGATAGATAAATTTTTTTATAAATTCTTTTCTTCAATTGATGATTTATTTTCATGGTTAGAAACTTATTCTGTTAAGTTTACTTCTTGGTTATGGAACTCAAGAGTTAAGTTATTACATAAAAAAAGAAAAAGAAAATGATTAAAAACTTTAAAGATATTGTTGTTTTATTAATCACAAGTGGTGTCTTAATACTTCTTGGTGTTATTATTGTAGGAGATTATTGGGTAGCCTTAAAAGAAAATAGACCAGTAGATGAGAGTGTAATTGTTTTAATGAAGATGGCAGTCACAGGATTGATTGGTGTTATTGGTGGTTATATAGGTGGTAGTAAATGAGAGATAACAAAGTATTAGAAGTTTTTAAAAAGAAAGTTGAAAAGAAATTTAAAGAGATGAACATTTTTAAAAATCTTAGAAAAGAAGTAGAGATTGGTGCTAATGGTACTCAGTCTTATATAATAAAAGAAGGTGTTAACAAAGGTAAAAAAGCAACTAAATAATATGGACTCTAGTTATGAATTATTATTTTACAGGTTTACTAATTATTGCTTTTATATTATTAGCATTTTTTGGAGGACCTAATTTATGAAAGTATCACAAGACACATCAGTAAGTATGCCAATTAAAAATATGATTGGTATTGTAGTAGCTGTAGCTATGGGTGTGTTTGCTTATACAGAAGTAACAGCAAGACTTACCAGTTTAGAAACATCAAGAGAATTATTCCAAGCAGACTTACTTAAAAAATCAGAACAAAAACCAACAGACCAAGAACAGTTTATGTTGATAGAAGCTTTGTTTGAAGATGTAGAAAAGTTAATTAAGAATCAAGAACAAAATATGACTAACAAGGTTAATATAGAATTTCTTAAATCTCAATTAGAAAAAGCTTTAAATGATGTGGAACAATTAAAAGATAAGGTAAGAGCAAATGGAACAAGTCATTAGTACAGTAGTAGCATTATGTATGTTTATAGCAGGAGAGTTAACTGAGCATAGAATACAACCTGCAATGAGTGATTGTTTGAAGGGTAAAAGAGTAGCTGAAAGAATAGCTAATGATAATATAGAATATAAATGTGGAAAGGTACAAGCTGAACTTGAAGAAAATATTGATGGTTCAAAAGCAATTAAAAAAATAATAGAATAATGACAGCAGCAAAAATATATATACTAACAATAATGTTATGTGCAGTAGGACAAACTGAATGTGTTATGCCACAAATAATTAGTGAACATAAAACTCATTATGATTGTGTTAAACATGGAATGGGTGATGGATATGAAATTTTATTTGGAAGTGATTTAACTAAACAACAAATTAATGATGCAAAGTTATATGTTAGATTTAGTTGTGTACCTAAAGATATAGTTGAATCTTAAGAATGAAAAACATCTGAAGCAATTTTCTCTAAGTCTTCAGACAGCATACTAAACTTAGCATCACACTCCCTTAACAAAGCTTTAATCACACCAGCATTTTGTTTTTTAAAATGTAAAGCAATTTTATCCATTGGATATTTAGACAACTCAGTAATGAATTGTCCTTGATTATTAATCAACAATTTGAAACTCATTAGGTAAGCTTCTTTTCTTTTAGTTCTTTTCTTTTGTTTAAGCTTTGGATTGGTCTTCATGTTTCTTTCTAAGTAAATCTACAAGAAAGTCGTCATCACCTTTTTCTGCACTTAATTTAGTTAAAGGTTCTTGACCATCTTTATATGTTTCAATTGTTTTTATTCTAACAGGGTTAGTCATAAATACAGGAAATCTTTTATTACTTAAAGACTTGACCATAAAAAAACCATCTTCTGCCATACCAAATGTTTCTACATTTTTAATATCAATATCATCTGACCCTATTAAACAAAGTCTTAAATGATATACACCATCTAATGGTTTTACTGGCTGACCATTAATTCCTACTATCTTATCTGTCATTTTCAAATGTCTTATCGGTTGCATGATGGTCTAGTTCTACAGGTGCTACTGTACCTTGTTGTCCATCATCATCAGATAAACTATCTACACTTTCAGTATACATTTCATTTAGCTTATCATTGTTTCTAGTAATTTTTAATTTAAGATGTTCTTTTAATGCATCAATCTTTACATGAAGTATTTTATCTATTCGTTCATTGATACCATACATAGGTAAATCATTTAATGAAGATATGATTCTTCTAAAACCTCTTGCTCTTTTTTCTAATTGTGTTATCTGTGATTCTTTAGTCATAGTCTCTCTCCAATATCATTTCTAAATAGTGAATTGCTTTCTCAATATCTTTTTCTTTTCCTTTAGCTTTATGTCTACAAATATATTTGATAGCATTACCTTCTGCAAATTCTAAATGATTTTCATTTATAAATAAAGCTGGTTGTATTTTCATACTCTTATAATGAGTACCATCAACTTGTTCATCAAGTGAATCATAATTTGTTTCTTTAAACATATTTTTACTTGTCATTAATTGGTCCTTCTTCTGCCATTTTTTTTCTTCGTAACTGTTGTTCTGATGGCTGTAACATATCATTTAAATCATCAATTGTCAACTCTTTATTTCTTTTTAATTTTTTTACAATCCACTTATAACTCCAAGGTTGTAATCTAAAAGTATCACCATGATAGTAGTGAGTTTGATTAGGCATAAAATTAAATACATTTTTATAATTAATCTTACTTGCTTCTTCTTTTGATAACAAAGATTGTAACCATTCAACTAAGATATGTTTAGCTTTTCTTCTTATAGGTTTCATTTGTTTTGCGTTCATTTCTTTTCCTTTTTACTATGATATACTTCATACCAAGTATGACATTCATCACATTCATACATACTAACAATAGTATATTCTGACTCAGAGTTTACATCCTCTGCATCAAAATCATTATTCCATCTTACTTCTGCATTACAGTAGAAACATTTCATACTCTTTTACTATAGTTTGTTAATTGTTCTTTGTATTGACTTGTTATCTCTTCTACTAAAGGTAGTTTAACTACATCAGCTAACATAGTATTCTTAGCTGCATATTTAAATACTCTTAAACCTTTACCATCATTAGTATCTGAATGAC